TTGTCGCCAGCTCCCGCCGCGTCTCCCATCGCGCCAACCGCGCCAGCAATGCCTTGCGCCAGGGCCGCGACGCCGCGCGCATACTCCCCCGCGCCAATATCCGGCGGCGAGACGCCGCGCACGGCCATCGATGGCGCCACGCCGGCGGCAAATTGGTCTGGAAGCTTAACCATATGATATCTCTACGGTATTTTTGTTTACATGGCCACGTAAATTTACGTTTCAGCCAAATCAGCCAAACCCAAAACCCATATCGCCCCCGCCCCCGCCCATGCCGCCCATCATCTTGCCGAGCCCGCCCACGGCCCCGCCAATTGCCGAGAGCATCGACCCTTGCGCCGCGTTGTCTCCGCGCGCCTTGGCGGCGTTGGCCAAGGCTTGTTCCTGCCACTGCTTTTGCTGGCCTTCGTAAACGCTGGCGCGCAGGTTCTGATTGCCCTGGCCCGCCGTCTGGCCGTAGATATCCATGATGGAAGGCGTCTGCACACCCCCGCCCGACGCGGCGGCATCCGCAAGCTGCTTGCCCATCACCATGTCGGTTTTCTGGCCCTCCTGGATGCCTTGCCGCTGGGCGGCGGCGACATCCTGATAGCCCTGCTGGGTGCGCATGTTGACTTCGTAGGCCGCCTGCGCCTTGGCGGCGTTACCTTGCGCGATCCCGCCCGCGATACCGGCGCCCATCGACGCTATCGAGCCAAGCATGGCCATCGGCTATTCTCCTGTGATGGCGGCGGCCTGCCTGCGCCAGATTTGCAGATGCCGTCCCGTGTTTTGCATGTCGCGCCGCCATACTCCGGTCGGGCGGAAGCCCAGCGCGTGGAGAAGCTTGACGGCGCTTGGAAATTGGTGATCGTGCTGCACGAATACGTCGCTCCGGTACTTCTTGAGCACATCGCGAAGCCGGCGCACCGCGTCGAAGCCGAGATGTTTGGGGAAATCCTTGCCGATGTCCATGAACGCCATCGGCTTGGCCCCGTCATCCATCCATGATCCCGTGTAATCTGGATCGGGAATGATCCCAGCCACCGCCACGGGCTTGCCGTCCATCATGCAGATATGGACGAACTCCATCTTGGGCAGCACCGCGGTCTCGTAGAAAAGTTTCAACTCAGGCTCGGTGGCGCGCCGGAACTCGTAAATGGTGGCAGGCATCTAACCCTTCATCGGTGACGTTTCGTTGGTTTCGACGCCGTAAACAAGCCCCGTCAGCGTGGCGGAGTACCCGGGCCGCACTTCGATGCAGACCCGGGCATCGGTGGACCATTCGGCCGGGAACGGAAACATCTGATGATCGAACTGGGTGTCGAGGCTCGTTACCGCCGAGACTTGATCGCCGTCGTAGATGCGGGGCAGCTGGAACATGGTCGATGCGTCGTCCAGATCGGAGCCCATCAGGATCGCGTCGGGGTGCGTGTCCTGCATAATGAGGCCGCCGCCCATGACGCGCTTCTTCTGGAGAATGGCGGTGCCCTCCTGGGCGCCGTAGGCGAGCTTGGCGGACTTGTAGCGCCCGGTATAGGGCAGGCCCACGCAAACGGTGCCGTTGGCCAGCTCGCCCAGCACGATCTGTCCAGAGGTCACGGTGAATGTGGTGCCGCCGGCGCCATTCGACAGCGGGCCATAGGTGGCGTTCGTGACGGAGTAACCCAGCGCCATCACGGTGCGGCCCTCAAGATAGCCGAGCCCCGAAAGCGTGGCGATGCCACCTCCAGACGACACGGAGAACGTGGTGTGGCAGTCCACCTGGTAGATGCCGCCATAGGTGAGAAAAGAGGTCCCGTTCTGCACCCGCGTCGCGGTATCGCGGTGCTTGCGCATCTTTTCGATATAGTAATCCGTGCCGGCGCCAACCGTGCGCTGGGTGATGAAATAGACGGAGTCTTCCGTGGCCCCTGGCAGCACCGCCATGGACAATATTTTGTCGCCTTCGTCCTCGCCCGTGATGCAGCGGAACCAGCCGGCGACCTTCTCGTCCGGACCAAAGATGAGGCAGCACACGATGCCGTCGGAGCGCCGCGCCAAGACGTAGGTTTCGGGCTGGCGCTGCACCGCGAGTTCCTGGAACCCCACCGTGAGCGATAGATCGGACGGGTAGCCCAGCTCCTCGTTCAAGCGCAGGAGGTCCTGCGCGCGGAAATCCGACTTGTAAATATCATAGGCGAGCGCGTAGATTTTGCGCGTGGAACGCTGGACGAAGATGCCGAAAACGTCCACCTTGACCGGAGCCACATCGGCCGATCCTTGGCTTGAGCTATCCTTGATGGTGATGTTCGTGGGCGTGAGCGCTTCGTCGAGCGAAGACGCGCGTATGGATGCTTCCGTGGCGGAGTTGCCAAGGATGAGCCTCTGGAGCGGAAGGAACCATCGTACCTGAGGCACGGACCCGCCAGTGGCGATGGTGCGCTGGATCGAATTCGCGTCGGTCGTGACCTGGGTGGACGACGTGGCCCCGGTCGTCACCGTGGTGAAGGATGTGTAATTGTCGGAGTACGATCCCCAGATTTTATCGTCCCGGCCCCACCACAAACGGCCGTCGTAAATGGCGACGGCCGTGGGGTACCCGCGCGCCGCGCTCCACTCACCCTCGCGCCACATGCTGGATGGGAGCACATTCGCGAAAGGCGAGACCACGGCGACATTCGCCACGGTCGAACTCGCCACCGACGTGACCCGGGCCACCCCGGAAAACCCATACCCGCCATAATTGATGCTGACGAGCGCCGCCCCCGATGTGTACGCCGTGAAGCGCCACCGGTACCAGATAATGTTGTTGCTATCCACGTCGTTGATGGTGCCGGACCCGTTCGCCGCTATGGCGCTACCGGAGACCGGGCTAAACCCAGACGTTTGATTGTCGTAGGACCGCTCAAGCGTGAGCGTGCCGACCCATGTCCCCGTCACGGAGTATGCCCATTGCCGGTCTTCGGCATTCGCGTGGTAGACGCCGGTCACACGGAATGCTGGCGTTGCCGCATTGAGGCCGCCCAAGCAGTATGTCGTGTTGGTCTGATCGTGCGTGACCTGGAAGATCGCGCCGGCGTGGGTGGATTTGAAGAACGGAGACGACGCGGTTAGTGTCGTGTTGCCAATGGTGCCGCCTGGCGTTAGCGTGACGTCGCTCGCGGTTGGCGCGATCGTGAAGGGGCCATCTCCCGCGTAGTAATTCACGATCGACCATGATGCGTCGCCGCGGCGTTCGATCTTCAGCTGCCGGGACGACCGGATAGCCAGAAACATTACGTCGATGGACTGCGAGAACCGGATCGATTCCAGCGTCGATGACGTCCATGACCCCGGCAACGACATAATGCCCGCGCTCTCGATCTGCGCATAGGTCACATTGACCTGGGTCTGGCTTTGCGTGAACAGCCGGATCCAGTACGACCCGGACGGCGTGAACGCGAGGGAGTGGTAGCCGGTGCCCAAGTCCGTCTGCTCGATATAGTCGGATGCGCCTTGGCTCGAGCCGCACATGAACGAAACCGTGCCCGTCGCGACAATAATGCGGATGGCGTGTTCCGTGCCGGCCGAAGACGTGGTAACTTGCTGGTCGCAGATGGCCTCGCCGCCCGTGCCGAGCGCCTGGAGAATGAGCCCAGACGCGCCGAATGTCGCGGTCGCGCCGCCAGTCAGCGAGGTTGTCCATCCGGACGTAGAGCTGAATGTTGGCGTCGTGACGGACGATGTAACGGCCGCGCGGGTGACGGGCACGTCGTTCACGAAAACCCGCAACGCCGCGACGTTCGAGCCGTCATAGCCGAATTCGAGAAGCGCCGTGGTTTCGGTGGAACGGACGAAGGGGAGGATTTTCGAGGGGCCGTAATATGTGGTGGAGATTTTTTCGAGGCCAGGCCGCATGATCGCCTTGCCGACGGCATAGGGAAATAGGTTCTCCTGGCGCTCCGCGTTGAGGCGCACAGTCTCCTGATCGATGCGGGAGAGTCCCGCGCGAGATATCTCACCAGCGGAAAATGAGTGGATATATGAGTTTACCTTGGCCATGCGTCTTGCATTCCTGGCGGGATTTGATTATGTCTACGCTTGGACCGGCGGCATTGAAGGAAATGCCCGGCACTCAAGTACCATATGCCGCAATTGAACCGCGCAGCGCGGGGAAGGATGACAGGCGAGGGTCACGGGAAACCGCCCCGGCACGCCTGAAAATGGGAACGGGCCACAAGGTATCGCACGTGCCCCGTGGTTTCTGCCGGCGTGCAACAGCGGGTTTCGAGTCCCGCCCGGCCCACACTTCACTAGCGGCGGATCGCAGCAAATGCATTGTCTGAACATCGTATCGGTGAATGGCATCATCCTGAAAAGCGAATTGGCGGACTGCGCCTATTTGCTCGCGGTGGCCGACGCCATAGCTGCCGAACTCGCAAAAAACCAGGAAGCGATTGACCGACTTGCATTAAACACGTTTTTGTACGGAAGTGCGCAACTGGCCATCAATAGTACGGCGTCCGCCCCATCCGGTTGATCCGGTTCGATCCAGCCCGCGAGCGCACCAGCCGTCCAGGAGGCGGCCAGCTTTCCGGGTTGTTCACCGCGTCCCGCTGCTTGGCGGTAAAGAGCGAGGCGCGCGCCTTCTTCTCAAGCTGTTCGATCTTCGTGGCGCTCGCGGCCAGCAAAAGCGGAGCGGCCCGCAAGGCCAGCTGGTCCGCGATTGCCTTGGTAAAGGCAGGCGTCCAGTTCGTGGACGCGTAGCCGTACCCGGTGGAGTTCGAGACGTACTTGATGTAGAGCTGGGAGGCATCGCAGAACAGCGTGCCGCCCTGGATATCGAAGTCAGGCAGCGTCGGGCGGTGCCGGTTATTGTCCGAGATCGCGATCATCCGCACATAGTCGCTGGGGAGCGTGTATCCATAGTGAAAACCCATCGGCGTTGTCGATCCGCCGCAGACCGCGGTGGAGGCCGACGCGGTGGAGAGCGCCGCCGGGCAAGCCGCGAACTTCCACATCCCCGCCTCGATCATGAAGGCGAGGCAATCGTCCCAGATATAGCCCAGCGTCCGCGCCGCCGGCACATTATCCGACGTGGACGCCAGGGGAGAATTCCCCAGCGAGACCATGGCGGCATTAAAGACGCTGAGCTTCGTGGTCATGGGAGCGATCCTTAAGCGGCTGCCTGGGACGATTTGCGCGGCTTGCGGGCCTCGGCGAGCTTGGCTTCGTCCTCGCGGTGCTTGGCTGCTTCGGCCTCGGTCGGCAGGCGCAGGCGCGCCTCGCGCAGGTATCTCTCAAGCCGAGCTTCAGCCTTGCCCTTGGCCTTGATGGCATCCTCGATCACGTCATTGTCGTTGCCGACGACGCGGTAAGTGTCGAGGCGGTCCATGTATTCGACGCGGGGCAGCGGCTTGCCATTGGCCATCCTGACCACTTCGAACTGGCTTTCGTCGCGCTTGAAAATCTCGCGGATTTCATCAGGATGGAACCCCTTGAACTCCACGGGCACGCGCCCGCAGCGCAAGCTGATCTCGATGCCGCCATGCACGATCTTGTCCACGGTCACATCCACGTCGAAGGACCGGTCCGCCGCGATCACCCGGACGATATCCCCTTCGATCAAGGCCTTCGGCCCCGATGCGTGATGCTTCCAGAACGTCGGAACAAACAAATCCTCGAACGACGCACCGTCGCCAAGCACGGTGGAATACCAGCCCCATTCCTGGCCGCCAAGGTTCGGCGAAAAGTTCTTCCAGGCGTCCTGCTTCAGATGGTTGGCCATGTATCTACTACCTTTCGGGCATGAAAAAGCCGCCCGGAGGCGGCTGGTTGATTGCATCTTGGGAAACCCGCCCGGCGCCGGGCGGGAAACCGGAAACGCAAAAAGGGCGGCAGTTGCCCGCCGCCCCGTATTCTTACGACGTGACCGTGAAGCCCTTGAGGGTCGCGGCGCCAGTGCTGACCGTGGTCGTCACCGCCGACACGAAGAGCATGTAGCCCAGCGTATTCGTCGTATCGATGAACATCACCGTGTCGTAGGGCCTCATCCCAAGCTTAAAGCCATTGGTGATGAAGGACGACCCGACCACGGTCGCAAGAGCATCCGTGGTCTTGAAACCCCACACGTTGTTGCCGTACTGGCCGCCGGTATTGAAACCGCCGGCAACAGCCGCCGTGATGAGGAAAGGCGCTTGCGCGGAAGAAACATAAGCCATAATTTTATCCCTCCCTTATGCGTAAGCCGAGCCATCGTGCAGCATCTGCACAATACCCGTGGTTTGCAGGAGGATGGCGCCGTGGAAGAGCGAGGCACGGGACCAGCTAAGATCCTGCTTGCCGTCGTAATCGACCTTGACATCCATCTCGGTGGAGTTGGCCGCATGCCCCATCGCATTCTTATGGTACATGTAGCACTTCTCGGAGGTCGTGCCCTTGCCCGTCAGAGACGGATGCACGAACCAGTTCACGCCCATCCAGCGGCGCATCTGCTTGGCTGGCCCCGCGAAGGGCTTGACCTCGACATAGTCCGCCGAAGAGAACTCCGTCGCCTGCATGAGGTAGCCCTCAAACGACGGGGAGATCACGGCGAACATGTTTTCTTCCTCGGAAAGAGGAACAGCATTGTTGCCAAGGATGGTGCGGGCGTGGATCACCATGGGCAGGTTGGCCGTGGCCGTGCTGCCCGTGGTCGAGGTTGCCGTATCGAGCTGACCGATGATGGTCGTGTCGATATTACGGTTGAGCACAGCCACGGAAGCCATCTGCATGATGCGCTTCTGGTCGCCCTGAGATGCAAAGATATT